TCATTGATGCAGCAAGTGGAGTTATCGAAGCTAACGTATCAGGATTTATGACAGGCGCACCTTATAGCGTATCAGGTGGAATTACTCCTTCAAATGCCATCGCAATTATGCAAGGTATTTACAGAGCCATTCCTGTTGAGTTATTAGGTAAAGAAGACTTAAGAATCTTCGTAGGAATGAACACATTCAGAGCCTATCAAATGGCGTTAACAAACGCTAACTTGTTTCACTACAATACTGATGCAAGCAATGGTAGTTTTGAAATCGTTATACCGGGAACTAACTTAACCGTAGTAGGTGTAAATGGTTTGAACGGAACTAACAGAATCATCGCTATGAGAACTTCTAACTTATTCTTTGGTTGCGACATCGCAGACGAGGAGTACAAGTGGGAAATGTTCTATGCAGTTGAAGCAATGGAAGTACGTTGGAACGTAGAATTTAAAGCGGGTGTTCAGATTGCTTTACCAAACGAGATTGTTAAATTCACTTTAGCTTAGTAGTATATGCCTTGCGCAATAACATCAGGATTTACCATCGATTGCAAGGATGCAGTCGGTGGTCTTAAAAACATTTACTTAGCGACAGGCGTAAGTGGTTCAACAATTACCTCAAGCGTAAGTGGTGGAGTAAGTTTGGTGTCTGGAGTTACCTTTTACAAATACGAATTAATGCCGCAAGGTGCTGATTCATTTGAAGAGGCAATTCAATCTAATCCTGCCAATGGAACAATCTTCTACCAACAAACGGTAGTAGGTAACTTCCCTAAGATGAGTCAAACAAGTAGAAATAAGTTTCAAGCGATTGCACAAACTAAACCTTTAGTTGTAATCGAAAAGAAAGACGGAACTTATTGGTTACTTGGACAAGTTTATGGATGTGAAGTTACGGCAGGAAGTCATTTATCAGGTTCGGCAATGGGAGATTTCAATGGACAAACACTTACATTAGTAGGTAATGAAGCCAGCCCAGCGCAACAATTGACCTCGATAAGTGCAATTACAATCGGAGTTTAGTTGTTTTTTCATATTTTAGTTGTTAAAAGAGCCACTTGGAGTAAAATCTAAGTGGCTTTTTTACTATCAACCCACTTATTTATATTTAATGATATGATTAACCTTAATTTTGGGAACAATAATGTAGCTTTAACGCTAAAAGAAAGCACTACAATAAGCAATCCTAATTATTTATTTCAGTTTATCAATGCTACTTCACTTGAGGAAGTGGTTTTTATTGCCTCTGATACATCAAATTTCAAAGATAGATATAACTTATTCGTTATCCAATTGGTTGCAAAAAACGCTATTAACTTGCTTAATGGGCAAATTTACCTAAACGATAATGGTTATTGGACTTACAACGTCTATCAACAAGCAAGTCCTACTAATTTAAACTTAGAACTTACAGGTGCATTAGTTGAAACAGGGAAAGTCCTATACAATTTTACTCAAGACGATACAATAGAACTCGAACAAGATAATAAAGTGATAATTTATGGCTGATTATAGTACAAGTCAACGCATTGGATTTAGTGCCGAACCTTTGAGTTCGTACCAGATTCCTTTGTTTACTAAAGATAGAAGAAACGAATACGTTAACTATGGCGAGGATAATAACTATCCTCAATATCTATGTGATTTATTTAATCGTTCAGCAAAACATAACGCTATCTTGACCGCTAAACAAAAGTGGACTTACGGCAAAGGGTTAAAGGTAAGAAAAGACGAGAACTTAGATTCAATGATAAAGGCTCAACAACTTTTATCAAAGCCAAATCAATTTGAAAGTTTGAATGACATCTTTAAAAAATTAGCTTTAGACAAAAGGTTATACGGAGGTTACGCTCTTCAGATAATTTGGGATAGAGGCGGTCAAAAGATTGCTAAGATATTTCACGTTGACTTTTCTAAGGTTCGTAGTTCGGTAGATAATTCTAAATTCTTCTACTCAAATAATTGGGCAGATAAAAAAGAAACCATTGTTGAGTTTAACGCATTTAATTCGGACAGAAGAAAAGGTTTACAACTCTACTATTGTAAGGATTATAGACCAACACTTAAGACTTACCCTTTGCCTGATTACATTGCAGCCGTTCCTTATATTGAAGTAGATGTTGAGATTGCAAACTATCACAGAGCAAATATTCAGAACGAGTTTTTCTTTGGAGGTATTCTTAATTTTAATAACGGAGTTCCAACCGATGAGGAACAAAAAGATTTAGTTCGTAGAATCAATCGCAAACATCAAGGCACTAACAATGCAGGAAGGTGGATTATTAACTTTTCAGACGGAGCGGACAAAGCACCGAATGTGATTCCTATTCAACCTAATGACTTAGATAAGCAATTTGACATCCTTAATAAGACGGTTCAAGAAGAATTGTTTGTAGCGCATCGAGTTACTTCTCCTATGCTTTTAGGAATAAAAACTGAAGGTCAACTTGGAGGAAGAACCGAGATGGTGGATGCTTACAAGTTATTTGATTTGAATGAGATTAAGCCAGACCAACAACACTTTGAAGAATTGTTTAATTACTTCGCTGCGATAAATGGTGCGATAAATGCTTACGAAGTTTTGCCTTTAGATTTACCTTCTCCAACTTTGAGCGAAGATACTTTAGTTAAGGTTGCGACTGAATCGGAGTTAAGAATTATGTTAGGTTTACCCGCAGAAAAACCAACTAACGAAGTAGTAGTTGAAGAGAAGCAAACCTTTGCAAAAGAGTGGACAAAGGACATCGAAGTCTTTGCTGAATTTGGCGAGAGTGCAGACGATTACATTGAAATAACTTCAACACAAGTTCATTTATTTGAGGATGCTGAACTATTTGAAAGACAACTTGAAGCAGGAGAGTTGCAAATGTTAGACGAGGGCAGGCAAAAATTTGCAGAAATCGAAGCGAACACTCCAGAAGAGAACAAAGTTTTAGAGTACGTTAAGAAAAACCCTATCTCAACAAAAGCAAACATAGCGAGAGAAACAGGATTAACCGAAAGTCAAGTTGAAACTATTATCAATTCTTTAAGAGCGGCATCAGTTCTATCATTAGTTGAAGGTGCGTGGAGTATTAACAATAAAAGACCCTCTAAGGCATTAGTCGATAGGATAGCGGATGAGATAAAAAGTCTTGAAGTAAAGTACAAGTATACAGGACCGAAAGATTCTAAGAATAGAGAATTTTGCGCAGCACTTTTAGACCTCAATAAAGTTTATACCAGAAAAGAGATTGACACTATTTCTAAAAGAGTAGGGTACAATGTTTGGAATAAACGTGGAGGATGGCAGACGATAAAAGGGACTGATATTCATCTTCCATTTTGCAGGCATACTTGGAACTCGGTTTTAACACAGAAAAAGAAAAGATAAATGGCACAAGTTTTATTTATAAGCGAAGAAACTCTTAAAGAGAATAGCGTAGTAAGTGCGAATGTTGACCCAAAGTTATTTAGGTCGGCTATAACAGACGCTCAAGATATGTATCTATTGCCTATCTTGGGAACTAATCTCTATAATGATTTAGTTACAAGTGTGAGTGGGTTTGCGGTATCTGGAACTCCTATATCAGTACCTTATCAGACCTTACTTGATACCTATATTAGACCTTGTTTAGTTAAATACTCGTTGTTTAGAATGGTTATTACGTTAAGTTATAAGTTTCAGAACAAAAATGTAGGAGTAAAATCCAGCGAATTTAGCCAACAAGCGGGCTATTCTGACCTAACTAAGTTAAAGGAACAGAGTTTAAACGATGCAGAAGTTTACGCTGAAAGATTGAGTAACTTCCTTTTAGCTAATAACGCTACTTATCCGAAGTATTTAACGCAAGAAAACGCAAATATCGCAACTATCTTCCCTAATAAAAACAACTACACTAATGGGATGTTCTTAGGCGATGATTGTGATTGCGATAATATACCCGCAAGAATCAAATATTCAGGAAACACTTTTAGATGTTAAAAATATGGCAAGATTAAAAGGTAGTGCAAACAAGAAAAACGAAGAGTTATTAAGAATTTACTTAAGTAAAAATGAATACAAGTCTAAATCAGGTAGTAAAAAAGTTAGAGGGTATAGCGCAAAACCATCTCCAGATAAAGGGGTTTAAGTTCTGCGATGTTGCCGACTTAGAAGCGGAGAGTAGTTTACTTTATCCGTTGCTTTGGTGCGATGTAAGACCTTCTTCATTTGCGACTAAGGTAGTAACTCTATCTATTCAAATTAGTGTCTTAGACATCGTTCTAAAAGACTTGAGTAACGAGCGAGATGTCTTGAGTGATTGCTTGCAAATTATTTCAGACGTAGTCAACGAGTTGAGAAACCCGAGTGAGGATGAGTTTATAATCTCCGACTCAATAACTGCAACTCCTATCAAGGATAGTTATCAAGATGAAGTAGCGGGTTGGAATTGTTTGATTTCATTAGACATTGCAAATCCTTATAATAGATGCGCAGTACCAATTACTTAAATTAAAAAAAATAATATTTACAATTATGATACTTTTAGAAAAAATTTTAGGCGGTCAAGGATGTTTATTCATTGATGCAGCAGTTACGGGTCGCAGATTCTACGCTCTTGTAGTAAATGACGATTGCGTATTAACTACCTTAACAACGGCAGGAGGTCAAAACTTGCTTACTCAATATGGTTTAAGTGGTAAGACTTTAAAAGCGGGTGCTTTGATTCCAATGTTCGATGGAGACCCAATAGCAGCGGTTACTCCTTCAAGTGGTAGCTTACTCGGTTACGGACAAGAATCAGCACTATGATAAATTTAGGCATAGGCATACCATTTAGAAGAATGGGTGCAGGAATTGATGCGCAAGCACAAGCCCACTACGACAGAGTAATAGCAGACGGAGGACTAATTCCAAGCGGTTTAGTTGGAGTTAATAACTTTTTTACAACCGTTAAAGCTATTTACGGAACTTCTGATATAACAACGGCTATTTCTGTGGGTTTAGATGCTCAAGTATTAGGTTATAAACTCGGAGCGGGTGCGGGAACAACATCAGGACAAGCAGCGCAGAAACTATATTCTTGTAGTGGTTCAAGTGGGGATGTAGAACAAACAACGGCAGCAAGTCAGCCTCTTTTATTGGTGCATAGTGGGGCTAATTATTGGTTTGGTAGTGGCGTTGCAGGGAATTTCTTAAGCACACCAAATGCAGCCGCAAATCAAATAACAGGAGATATAGAAGTTTATGCAAAAGTTTCATTTAATAGATTTGGAGCAGGAACTTTAAGTAGTTCAGGAGTTGTTGGCAAATGGATAGGCTCAAATAACAACTCATCATTTATTTTATATGTGAATTTGGTTTCCAAAAAAATAGGTTATGTTTTTAGAGTTGCATCTACAAACTTATCAAATGAAAGTGTAAGTGCTTTCACCTATGCAGAAAATCAAATTTTTGAAATAAAAATGACACGAGTAGCTTCGTCAGGTGTTGTTACGATTTCAACTAAATTACCTTCAGAAACTAATTACACGCAACTATATCAAGTTACTGATACATCAGGAGCACTAAATGGGGGTTCTTGTGATGTTACCGTAGGAAATGATTTTAATGGTGCTACATTTATGGGAATTGGGGCAAATTATAAGTCCACACTTTCCAACTCAATCGGAGGCAGTCCCGTAGTAGACTTCAACCCTAACCAATACAACGCAGCAACAAGTCAAACACAATGGACAAGTACAACGGGGGAGGTTTGGACTATTAATACGGGAACGGCAACGGGAGGTTATAAGGGGTTAATCGTTGACAAAACTTATATTCAAAATGATGGGGTGGATGATTTTTTAATTGCTACTACATCAGGTTCAGGTATTAAATCGCAATATTTTACACACAAAGTATTAAGTGGTTCGGGAGGAGTTCCTTTTGGCTTATGGACAGGGTCAGCATTTTCACAATCTTTTTATTACCCATCAGGCTCGCAATATGGTTTTTATCAAAGTGGACCGCAAGATGGTCCATTTGGAGTTAATGTATTTGGTACGAAAAAATTAAGAGTAAGTGGAGCAGTAGGAGGAACAGGTACAAATTGGATTCCTTTTCAAGACGGAGTTGATGTTTCTAATGGAGGCGCAAACATAGGTTCGTCAACATCATATACTTCAATACGAATAGGAGTGAGAGGAAATGATACGGGCTATGACAATGGAATAGTTGGTAATTATATAATATCAGGACAAGCGGATACTGCACCTCAAAGAACTGCAATGCAAGCACTATTAAAAACAATAAGTAATTTATGATACCAATAGAACCAACACAAATTTACCCTTGCTTTTATGCTTGTAAAAATGAAGCAGAGTTTGAGAATTTAGATACACAAGCGTGTGAATTGTTAGACTTTCCTAATGCTGGGGCGAGTGATTATTGCAATCCGATTATTGACTTCGAGGGTAAATTTTACTTTACGATTAACCCAGAAATAAGTAAATTATTTACAGAAAAGCAATTAGACACTTGCATACCTTACGAGGATATTGTTTTGCCAACACCTGAGCCGATAAAATGAAAGAGAAGTACACTATCGTTTATCTTTCGCCAATACATAATAAACTTTTGAGTATTGGCGTATAATATCAAATCTTATGACAATAGACCAAATAATATTAGGGTGCATCGGTTCTGGAGTTGGGATAATTAGCTACTACCTTAAGCAAAACTTGAAGGACTTGAACAATAACCGAGAAAAGACAACCTCTATCGAAAGTAGACTAAGCCTAATTGAACAACAAACTCGAGAAGAGATGAATCACTTATCCGAGATTACCAACTCTAAACTTGAAGTTGTGCAAAACGATTTAAGCCATATGAACGGCAATCTTAAGCAGTATATGGGCAATGTCAACAAACTATTTGAGATAAGCCAACAGAACACTCTCAACATAGATAGAATGGTTAAGATAATTGATAAGCACGATGAGAAATTTGATAAGTACGATAATAACATTTTAGATTTTTTCAAAAAATATCAATTGGTAGAGAAATGAAAAGAATAATCAAAGAATTGCTATTAACTTTTAGCGAGCAAAAAAGCCTTATATCTTCTAAAAGGTTAGAAAGGTTTAGCCTATTCGCTTTGTCATTGAGTGCAGTTGCTTATTATCTTTTCAAAGGTATTTATAATTGGGAGATTGGTTCAAGTGATTTACTTATTATCATAGCCACTTTATTAGGTTATGCAGGATTTAACACCGTAATAGCTAAAAAAAATGAGAATACAGAAAGTTAGTCAATCGTGTATTGACTTAGTAAAAGAGTTTGAAGGTTTAAGCCTTAAACCTTATCTATGCCCTGCTCAAGTTCCTACTATTGGATTTGGTTTAACTATGTATCCAAACGGAAGCAGAGTAAGAATGACCGATAAGCCTATTTCAGAAAAAGAAGCAGAACTTTACTTGCACGAAGAACTAAACAAGTTCGGTAAACAAGTAGATTCATTTACAAGGGATGACTTAACCCAAAGTCAATTTGATGCTCTTACATCGTTCTGCTATAATCTTGGAGGAGGCAATCTAAAGTCAAGCACCTTGCTTAAGAAAGTTAATTTAAACCCAAATGACCCTACTATAAAAGCCGAGTTTCTTAAGTGGAACAAAGCGGGAGGTAAAGTTTTAGCAGGTTTAACGAGAAGGCGTGAGGCTGAAGCTGCTTTGTATTTCAAATGAAGCAGGGCGAATTGAAACCTCTAACAGAAGAACAAAAAGAGGGAATAAAAAAGCACGATGAGAACCGAACAAGGCTCATTAAATTAGTTGAGGAAAATTATCAGTCAAGACCGTACAATAAACGCAAGAAAAAATGAAGCACACTTTACTAACTATGATAGGTTTGTTTAACGCTTTGTCAGAATTATCTAATCACGGCAAGATAAATCATTGGGGGCAGTGGTGGAGCATCCAAGCGTGGGAAAATAAAAACAAATGGAAACCCTATCCACTTTGGAGGTATTGGCCGTTTATTATCTTAACCGATGCGTTTCACTTCTTTAAAACGTGCTGGGTTATAACTATGGCTTTTGCGATTCAAATAGGTGGCTTAGATTGGTATTATTCGTTTACTATTTATAGTGCATCATTCGCTATTTTTTACACT